TGTGTTTCGAACTCTTCGATCTTGTCTAACCTATCGGGCTATAATATATATTCCTTTCCTGGGTCTGCCTTTAGATTGTTGAGTAGTGGTTGAATAGCACTGTAGAGTTTGTCGAGTCTTTCCTCGTAGATACCTGCTGCTTCTGCACCACCATCTGCCTTTGCCTGTATCTCTTTGTAGGCATCGAGTTCATCGAGTGTTACAGATGTAAACCCGAAATCCCATACTTCATCAGTCATGTCTTGCTCCTTACCATTTACCGAGTGGGCATATGTCATACCAAGTTGTTAATTTCATCACCAGAGAGCAACCACAGGCCGCACACGCAAGATCGATGTTATACTTACACGAGTTGCAGATAAGCATCCTTGAATCGGCGTGGTATATCCTCTGGGTGTGAAATGTATCGAAGACCGGAATTAACTTTGGGTCTTCTAACTCATCGCTTTGCCGTTCATCCATAATACTGCTGACATCCTTTCGCCTGATTCTACTGGTGTGATTCGGTGTTCTAGAAAAGAGGGGAAGACGATGACTGTGCCCAGTTGCCTTGCTGCTTCCTCGTATCCTTCAAGTAAGTTACCGCCGTCCTGTCTCGCAATCTGTAGGTCACCACCAGTATACTCGTCGCCATTTGCTAGTTGGATAATGATAGTGAGTTTGCGTTGAAATTTGGGACAGTCGACGAATTGCTGTGGAGTGTTGTAGTTGGGAAAGATTTCTGCATCGTTGTGCCAGTCGTAATGGTCACCACGTTCCTTTTCCCCTGCTCGGTATCTTAGCAACTCTACTTGGTTGATGTAGTGAAGGTCTAGACCCCACGCATTATTTGACACCTTAGCAAGATGGTCACCCAAGGTACATAACCATGGTTCATGATCAATCGGAACAGGCCATCGATCACACTGCCTATAATCTAAGTCGGTGTTACCACCATCACGAACACCTGCTCTAGTCTCTACCTCTTCCAGTAGATCATAGAAGGTTTCTTGATCTTCCATGGTAGGACTCCAATCTCCCTGTCCCGTATTCAAAACATCATGCTTGAAGAGTTCGTCATACCTAGCAAAGAGGTCTTCACCCATTTTCTGCCTTACCATCTGAGTGCCTAAAGTCTCAGGGGTTTGTTGATGATACTTCCGTGATAGGTCACGAATGCTGTCTACCAGTTCGTTGTTAGCATAGGCAGGGAATATGCGGAATACCCCTAATTGATGATTTGGTGTCATAATATACCTCAATATGGTAAATAATTAATAAGTTTCGATGTCCGTTGCAGTGAAGTCACTGTCTGCTATTCTCAGGAAGTATTTAAATACTGCAGTAGTAACTGGAACAGCGTTGTTCGTAGAGTCTTTATTCGGATCGTAGTCTGAGTCCTGTTCGTAACTCGATATGTCGTTCTCAAATTGATCTATGTCATACTCTTCACTGTTAAGTTGCGAGTTTCTATTAAGAGTAGCAAGTAGGTTGAAGTTTCGAATTGTATCGTATACCCCACCCAATTTGTTGAAGTCAGAATCTAAGTCCCAAGTGCCTGCTGCTACTGCTGAATCAATAAGAGTAGTCAATGTAGGTCCAGTGAACGCAGTAGTTCCTAAGTCGGATGCTAACATCACTGTTGCTTCAGCAAGGTCATCAGAGGTAGCACCGTCAGAATCACTTGAGTTTGCCCAAGCATTGATGTCAGAATCAAGGTCTCTCTTTTGCTCGAGGTATGAGTCGAGAGCATTCCTCTGATAAAACATAAACCTCGACTCTTTGATTGACCACAGGTCACTTCTACCAGTGCTATCGAACCCATTTACGATATGTGCCAGTTGAACCAACGAGGTGTCTGAATCGAAATAGTTGTATGAATCGTAAGCACCTTCAGGTGCACTAAATTGATGGAGTTGTCTTATCCAGTAATAGTTTGTATCTAATACAGAAGAACCACCACTGTCGCCACTGTCTCCACCGTATGCTGAGTCACCGTACTCGGGGATACCCCAAAGTTCTCTCTTCCAGACCAACGAATAGAAAAGACCATCGTCATTTGCATTCATCATAGGTCTGAGTTTGATTTGCGTCGACCCATCGGAGTCGTGTACCCTATACCCAGATACTACCTTTGCTTCGGGTGTACCGAAAGTTTCGTATTTCATTTCTCGCCACCATAGAAGTTGCTCAGAGCAATTGTGCCACTAGTAGGAATACCACCATTCATCGGAATGGGGTTGGTCTGAACTGGAGGATTCGTCGTTGGAGGGTTCGTCGTCGGTGGGTTAGTGCCTGGCGGGTTGTAACCATTTGACACTTGAAGCGAAACAGATTTAGGACCAGTTCCACTGACGGAACCTTTCGTCCACTTTCCGTAACAACATGAATATCCGCCGTTGTTTGAGTAACTGGTAGTGGTGTCAGGGGCGCCATTCCGGCCGGCGCTGCACCAAGTTCCTGGTATGCCGAAATCGAGATTTGCTACATAAGTGCCTTTCCATGGATCGCCGTTCGACGTGCTGTTATTGAAGTGAATATTGGCACTTGCAGATCCAGGACTGTATCCATTAGCACTGCATGGTGAAGGATTTCCTGGTACCGGATTTCCTGGCCTTTGGTTGCCTGGCGTGAGTCCTCCTGGTTTCTGTGAAGGTACTATGCCAGCGCCTCTGTAATAAGCAGTCATAGGTGTAGCACTGGATCCCCAAAAACCCTTAAGATTACCGATCCCTATAGGACCACTGTTATGCAACGTTGCCATGAGTAAGATTCCTTGTTTCTTTTTATCTATTTATACTAGTTTCAATGCTGGGTTATCCATCCTGTTAGAATATACTTCTTGTCTTTGAGGGGTGGGTTCCCACGATGAGTGTGAGTAAATCCAGCCGGCCATACGATGAGGTCACCTGCTCTTGGTCGTATCCTTTGAGGGTAGTATAAGAACTCTGTCTCTCCACCCTCTTCGATATCATTAAGATATAGAATCCAGACTAGGAATCTTTGAGCATGACCCACATTCCATTCACTGTGCCAGACGTTATAACCCTCTCCTGGTAATGTTGCTTGCAATTTGTAGCACTTGTTGAAAGATGTACCTCCCACCGTTTCTAAAGCAACGGGATATTCCTCAAGATATTGTGCCACGCATTCATCAATTGCTGTGGGAATGCCAACTTTGGCACCGTCCACAATATATCTAACATCCTCTGCGGTGAAAGAGAGGTCCATGTCAAACATTTCCGTACTTTGGTCTGAAATGAGATGCTTCTGATTACCAACCTGATTTGACCTATCCATAAGACCAGACGGTCTTACTCTTTGACTTTCCATTGCAGCAATCATCGCATTACAAACAGAACGAGGAACTGCCTCTGGGTAGTAACCTATGAAGTCTTTATACTCTGCGTTCATGCTGTTCCCTATATTTTAGATACGTCGATAATCCGATGTTCATGATGCCAGTAAAACGGTGCTCACTATCACCATCAACATAGCAGAGTCTCACCTGACCCTGCTCATTGGAAGTGATGCACCTGCCAGTCATTAGGTTGCTTGAATCGTACGCAACAACTTCGCCGGCGCCTAAAACGATACTCTTGAGGTCACCATCTGAGTAGTATTTGAATCCCCAGTCTTCGTTCTCTGTCAGTTGGATGATTATCTGATACCGCATGATATCTGCACCATTGACAAGGGGCATGTCACTTTTCTCTGGGAAGTATTCACCAGAGCATATGGAGGGAACCAGTCCATCGTTTCCAAACCACTTTCTGACCATTGCTAACAATCCAGTGTGGTGTAGAAGATCATCATAGAGACCAGGCGACATTACCCAGTCGCCGACTTGAGTCATTGGATCCTCTTGCCCCTTAATAAAGTCTATTCGACTTCGCAGAGAAGATAGAAAGTCGTCAGAGAAGAATCGGTCTATCTTTTGCACTTGATCAGTCATACTTACCATCCTCACTCATACCGCACCAGTTACAGTGCTGTCCCCTTGCTACCATATGCGGTCCTTCAACGGTGCAGTGGTGAACCCACATCGCACCGCCTTCTGTAGCATTGTCATGGTCAGGCACTTCCTTCAGGAAGATACGGTCATAGTTCTCGTTGAACTGTTCACGACTCACACCGAGTGGACGAGGTTTATCGCCTTTGCCACTCATACGATGATACCTGAAGTGACCTCGACCCAACCATCAGCAACTGACTTGTGCGTCTCGATCATAGACAATACCACCGCCTTATTCAGAGTCGCTTCCTTCACGTCCTGAACTCCAGTCATGCTGATGCCAGGAGCAAACCCGCCACCCGATGCATCCTGTCCTGGAACGAACAGTCGAGGGGACTCTAGTGTGATAGTCGTATCATCTTCTGACTTGACTCGTCCTACAACCTCACCCATCATGGTAACGACGGTAACAATTTGGTTCTTCATATCTTTTCTCTCTTCCATTTATCAATAGGGCACTTCTGCCCAAGCATTTGAGTTTTCATTTTCATGAAGCACCCACACTTCTTACACTGACTAGTCAGTTTGATATAGTGCTCGCACTCCATGCATATCTTCATTCGTTCACTTGCGATTATCTGTCTCTTGTTCATGCTGTGAAATCAAATCCACTGGTGTTTAGTTTCTTCCCTGCATCCGTCTTATCGAATACAGGACCTGTGTCTGTAACTGTGTCGTTCATTAAACTCTTCTCCGCGTCTTCTACATCAAAGAGTCTCATCTTGCTCTTCTCAATACCGAGGACAAACCTCTTGTAGTGATCAGGTGATGAATATCTGTTTTTGAGTTGCTTGACCATCACCTGACCCATTTTCTCTAGTTCTTCATTGCTGACCAGTGCCACCATGAAGTCTGCGGTAGCAGGTAGACCGAAGGACTCACTTGTATCCTCAAGTCCTGGGTCACTGTTACCGTATCCTGATCGAGTAGTCTGTGTCGCAGTGAAGATGGGCAAGTTGAACTCTACCGCAAGACCACGTAACTCTTCTGCGATAGACTTGATCAGTGAGTAGGTGTTGACACTACCACTCAGTCCCTTCATTCTCGAGGAGGCACAGATATTTAGGTAGTCTACATAAATGATATCTGGCACAAACTTCTTCTTCAGTTTCAGTTCATTGAGTAGTGCCCTGAAGTGACCAGTGTGTGCTGACCCAGTAGGATACTCTTTGACTAGCAACTTGCCTTGAGTCTTTGATGCTATCTTCTGCACCTTGCTCATGAAAGACTCTTTGCTGAGTTTCTCAATATTGTCTAGCGACACGTCAAGCAAGTTGGCATCGATACGTTCAGCGATACGTTCCTCACTCATCTCCATTGTCAGATACAGCACGTTCTTACCCTGACTGAGATTAGCAGCAGCAAAGTGACACATCGCAAGTGACTTACCAACACCAGTGCCTGCCAGTATCACATTGAGTGTCTTGTTCGGTAGACCTCCCTTTGTAATCTTGTTGAGCATCTCGAGGTCAAACGGTGTGCGTTCCTCTAGTGTATGGTAGAACTCATATCGTTGTTCTGCGTCGTCAGTGTAGTCGTGACCAATGTTTGGGTCGAAGGTCACTGACAGTGCCTTGGTCAATATGTCTGGGAGTGCGTTCTGTGAGAGTGTCTGATGCTTGCCATCGATGATAGTGATGGATTCCATAACCGCATTGAACAGTGCTCTGTCCTGACACCACTTCTCTGTCTTATCAATCAACCACTCTAGACTCGTATCCTCATCCTTCTCGAACAGTTGAGGCAGTGACTCTACCATA